TACCCGTAGAAATTGCCCGTCACATATTTGGTTATGGTTCTGAAAACAAGGAACCTTTTTTGGCTAGACTCGGTTTTGCTAAAACAATGAATGACATTCCTAGCGGGTTGGAAATTCTTGCAAAATTTAGCATTACCGAATCCAAGCCAGTACAGGATCGCTCCCTATCCCCGGCGATTGACCAAGTACCCCCACCTATCCCTTTGCGGGGGGTGGGGAGAAAAGTCGAAAAAGCCGCTTAGTTATGGCAATTAAATGGCAACTTTATCCGGTTACATCACGGAAGTTCGTAGGCTGCTGCACGATGCCAACGGGAACTTTTATTCTGACTCTGAACTAACGGACTACATTAATGAAGCCCGTAAGCAGACAGTCAGGGATACTGGTTGCCTAAGAAAAATACAAATATCACAAACCCCAATGTCGCCCGTAGCTGGTGGCGCAAATCCAGTTATCTGGACTGCTGGCGCGACTGTCGCTTTAAATGATTATGTATTTTCAAATATCTTTATCTACAAAGTAACTGTAGCTGGTATTTTGGGAGATACAGCGCCGCCTTACCCGGCAGCAAATTACAACTATCCCCCAACAACACCGTTTGCTAACGGAACCGCTACGTTGCAATATGCTGGCAATTGCGAAAAACTAAATTACGCAGCGTTCCCTGATAGTGTAAATACGATTGATATTCTAAATATCAACCTTTATTGGGGAAATAGTCGTATTCCTTTGCAATATTTGCCTTGGACTCAATTCAATGCTCAGCTACGTTATTGGCAAAACTACATAGGTAGGCCAGTAGCGTTCAGTGTTTACGGACAAAAAACAGCATTTATCTCTCCCGTTCCAGATCAGGTTTATACGATTGAAATGGATACGGTTGTGCTGCCAGAAGACCTTGTTACTGGTTCTGAGGTTGATGTTATTGATGAGCCGTACACTACGCCTGTAGCTTTCTACGCCGCACATAAAGCGAAGTTTAAAGAGCAAAGCTACGGCGAAGCTGAAATATACAAACAGCAATATGTTCAAGAAGTTCGCAGTGTTCTGGCAACAACCATGACACGCCGCATTCCTAACCCTTATGGCAGTCCATTTTAATTATGGCTGCGGCTGAACAAAAAAAATCATACAAAGTTATTAAGCAATTTCGTGGCGTGAACACGAAAGCAAACCGTACCGCCCTAGAAGATGGTGAGTTTTCATGGCTAGAAAATGCCATGCCTATTGGTTATGCCAATATTAAGACTGTATCAGGCGAAAAAAATACCGCAGTTACGTTTGGGAATGTAACTACAGCATTACTCTCTGCAAACATTAACAACAAAGACTATCAACTTGCATTCCAAGAAGATGGTCGTTGTGAGTTTGTTGACGTTGAAACAAGTACAAAGGGTAATGTTGCTGTTGCTGGAACATTCTCTAACTCACGCGTCAACATAACGCAGTATAAGGACGAGCGCGTTCTAATTGGCGATCCTACTAATGGCGTTTACAGTTGGGATGGCACTAATCTTGTATCTATCGGTTCAGTTGGATTCATAGGAATTACTAATCGTGGTGCTGGATACACGACTACGCCTTCTATCGTTATTTCTGCGCCTAATGAGACAGGTGGAGTACAGGCTCAAGCAGAAGTGATATTGACAGCAAATGCGGTCACTGGCATTGCCATTACTGAGGCGGGTACTGGCTACACAACTTCTCCAACAGTCACTATATCTGGTGGTGGTGGAACGAATGCAGCGGCAATTGCTGGTGTTACTACGTTTAAGACAGGAACCGTTACTGTTTTTGTTACAAACGGTGGAACTGGCTACACAAATGCGTCTAATACTGTAGTTACCATTAGTGGCGGTGGTGGAACTAATGCTGCTGGCACAGCTATTTTGGCGGGTGGTCAGATAAGCCAAGTGATTATGACCAACAATGGTACTGGATACACTAACGCATCCAATATCACTGTAACTATTAGCGGTGGTGGTGGCTCAAATGCAGCCGCTAGAGCGATTATTAACAGCAACCCTGTTACTGGTATTCAGACATTCTCAGGACGCGCTTGGGTGGCTCAAGGCCGCTCTGTAAGCTACTCTGCTGCTGGCTCATATTCTGATTTTGTTAGCTTGTCTTCTGGCATATTTACGATTACAGACGCAACCCTGCGAAGCAACATCACTCAGTTGCTTTCAGCTAACAACTTTCTGTATATTTTTGGTGAAGACAGCATTAACGTGTTCTCTGACGTTCGGGTAACGGATGCTGGTATTACATTGTTTACAAATACCAACATTAGTGCTTCTGTAGGATCACGTTTGCAGTACGCAATATTCCCGTATTTCCGTTCTGTGCTGTTTATGAACGAGTATGGCGTTTATGCGCTGGTTGGCTCTACAACATCCAAGATTTCTGACCCGCTTGACGGGGTATTCCCTGACATAGACTTCACTACAGCAAGAGTTACGGCTGGTCAGGTATTGTTAAATAACATATTATGTGCCGCATTTAATATAAGATATAACGATTCTGGAACGTATCGTTATGTACAGGCAATATTCTTTGAGAAGAAATGGTTTTTTTCTAATCAAAATAATCTTATCCTAGTATCTTCTATTGCTACAGGCGGTAGGATTAAGTTGTTTGGTACGAACGGCAGCAATTTTGTCGAGTTGTATGGCGATGTTAATGTGCCAGTAAATATTGTTTTAGAAACCGCATTGGACGCTATGGGCGATCCTATTCGGGATAAGCAAGCATTAAAAATAGGTATTGAAGCCACACTAGGATCAACACCTACCACCATGAATGCTTATGTAGATTCAGAGGCGGCACAATCTCCAGTTATTACGTTTGAAAATAGTATTGTTTGGACGAATAATTTGGGAAATGAAATAGATTGGACAAATAATTTAAGTGTAGTTATTGGCTGGCTAGGTGCTGCTTCTTCTGGTGCTGGCTATTATTTGTATAAATCTGATGCTGAAATGTGGGGTAAATATTTAGGTATAACCATTAATAGCACATCAACACCTTTTGTTATTAACGGTTTCCAATTTGAACATGAATTAAGAACGAGGTTCTAAAATGCCAGTGCCAAATACTTTTGCGAATGCAACTACATCAATCCCGTTATCTCAACTTGATACGAACTTTGCTACAGCTATCACGCTTGGTAACACGGCTATCCAACTTGGAAATACTGTTACTACGTTAAATAACATGACGTTAGCTAACGCAACAATTTCCGGTGGAACATCTAACGCAACTTCTTTTGCAAACGTCACCATTACTAGCGGAACTGCTAATGCAGTCACCATAGGTAATGGTACATACACAAACTACACAGAATCTGTCGTAGCTATTGGTACGGTAACAAGCACCAACACTATTGCGTTGAGCAATGGCACAGTGCAAACGGTAACATTAACGGCTTCTACAACGTGTACGTTTACGATGCCAACAGCGACCGCTGGTAAGTCGTTTATTTTAATTATTACTGGTGCTGCTGGTGCTAACGCTACTTTTACTGGTGTTAAGTTTGCTGCTAATACAGCGCCAACAATTACTACTACAGGCAATAAAGACATTTTAAGTTTTATCGCTGATGGCACGAACTGGTACGGAAACTACTCACAGAACTACGCATAAGGGTTTAATAATGTTTGCTTATTCAAAGATTATGCAAGCGTTGGCTGTTGGCGGTGGTGGAACTATAACCATTGTTCAGCGTTTCCTTGCGTCTGGTACGTGGACTGCTCCGACGGGTGTAACGTCTGTTAATTACCTTGTAGTTGCAGGTGGTGGTGGGGGTGGTGTAAGGGGTGGCGCTGGAGCAGGTGGTTTTCGCACAGGCACAGGTTTAAGCGTAACCGCTGGAACTGACTACACAATTACTATTGGCGGTGGTGGCACAGGTGCGTTTAATCAAGATGCTACTCCGGGTGTGGCTTCTACGAATGGTTCAGATTCTATTTTTTCATCCATAACATCTACTGGTGGTGGGAGAGGAGCATCTGATTCAAATGTTCTTAATGCCGCTGGAAATGGTGGTTCTGGAGGTGGAGCAGCCGCTACAAGTGGAACTGCATCTGCCGCAGGAACTGGAAATACTCCATCCACTACGCCAAGTCAAGGAAATAATGGAGGAACTACCACAGCAGGAAACGGCGGTGCTGGCGGTGGCGGCGCAAATGCTACAGGAAGTAATGGCAGTACAAATACTGGTGGAGCTGGTGGAAATGGAACGGCTTCAAGCATCTCAGGAAGTTCTGTGACCTACGCTGGCGGAGCTGGAGGTGGTGGGAATACAACTGGTGGTTCAGGTGGCTCAGGAGGTGGTGGCGCTGGTGGCTCAAACAATGTTGGCTCTGCTGGCACAGCAAATCTTGGTGGCGGTGGTGGCGGTGGAGTTGGTACTACTGCGGGGCAGAAAGGTGGTTCTGGAGGTTCTGGTATTGTCATTCTTTCTTATTTAGTAGCATCACAAACAGTCTTTACATTTAAATCATCTACTACATGGGTATGCCCTACTGGTGTGACTAGCGTTGATTATTTAGTTGTGGCTGGTGGTGGTGGTGGTGGCTCTGGCCCAACTGACGGCGGTGCTGGTGGTGGAGCAGGAGGATTTAGAACTGGCACATCATTAAGCGTAACCGCTGGAACAGAATATACCGTTACTGTTGGCGCTGGCGGCTCAAGCCCTTCTTCTAATCCGGGAAATAACGGTACAGATTCTACTTTTTCTACTATTACTTCAAGCGGTGGTGGCGGGGGTGGTCGCGGAGGTTCAGCAACAAGAACTGGTAAAAATGGCGGGTCAGGTGGCGGTGGGTTTGAATCTACTGGGGTTGGAGGTTCTGGAAATACTCCTTCTACTTCACCAAGTCAAGGAAGTGCTGGTGGTACTGGTGCTGGTGCATCTGGAGTTACAGAAAATTCAGGGGGTGGCGGTGGAGGTGCTAGTGCAGTAGGTTCAAATGCTGGTGGCGCTCCAAACTATAACGGCGGCAATGGCGGTGCTGGAACTGCATCTTCAATTAGTGGTTCGTCTGTAACTTATGCTGGCGGCGGCGGCGGTGGTAGTACCAGTGAGACAGGAACTAGGTCTACTGGCGGTGCTGGTGGTGGCGGTGATGGAAATTTTGGAAATGGAAATGCTGCTAATGCCGGTACTGCAAATACTGGTGGTGGTGGTGGTGGAGCAGAAGGAGCTGGTGGTACTGGCGGTTCTGGCATCGTAATTATCAAAATGAATCAATAGGGGATATTGATGGAAACTAAACTTTACAGAATGTACGGCATTGATGTGGCTATGCAATTGCTACGTCCAAATGCTAAGTGGGAAATATCCAACACGATGTTTACTCGTTGGGAAGACCCAAGACCTTGCCCGTCGTGGGAAGAAGTGCAGTGGGTGATGGATAAAATTCGTGAGTTTGAGGATAGTATTCCTACGATCTGGCTTGATGACGATTTAAAGAAGATGAAAGCTGATGCTGAAGAATTTGAGAAGGCTGTAGCGTGAATATAAATAACTTATTCCCTACTCCGGTTGCCTTTTTTAAACTTGGCAGAGATTTGACTGAAACTGAATTAGAGTTTATCAAAGGTCAGGAACGTCATGCTAATGAAGGAAATACTACTAGCAATGACAGAAAGATTTTAAAGAGTAAAGAACTTACTGAGCTGCGTGATTTTATTGAAGATTCTATGTTGGAATACTTTAAGACAATACACGCACCAAAGTTTGACGTAAGTTTGTATCTAACACAGAGTTGGGCTAACTATACTGAGGCTGGTCAATACCATCACAAGCATTCGCATCCGAATAGCGTAGTGTCTGGTGTGTTCTATCCACAGGCTAATAGAGAAGTAGATAAGATTTACTTTTACAAGGATGGCTACGAGCGGATTAAAGTTCCTGCTGTTGAATACAATCCTTATAACTCTGAGTCGTGGTGGTTTGAGGTTGGTGCTGGTGACTTGATTCTATTCCCATCACACTTGACGCACATGGTTGAGACTAAAGTAGGTGACGATACTCGCATTAGCATAGCGTTTAATACGTTCTTAAAAGGTTACATAGGTTCGGACGAAAGTCTGACAGGTTTGCATTTAGGAGAAGAATGATGGCTCACTTTGCACAAATTGATGAAAACAATATCGTTGTTTCTGTCATTGTTGTTGATAACAAAGATACGGCAGACGCTAATGGCGTAGAGAAAGAGTATATCGGCGCTGCATTCTGTGAGCGATTGTTTGGTGG